GTACGTCACGGCCTTCTTTGGGGCTGAAACAGAATCGACGTGCATGGTAAAGGTTGACCGGAGATGACGGCTAGCGGCCTAACCGCTATTGATAAGTGCCAATGATAACGGCTTTGCCGTCGCACTCGCTGCCTAATAGGTAAGCGCGGTTTGGGGAGCACCGGGCAACAGAAGCTCCCCACCTGACTCTCATGATTACATGATGCCAGGATCAACAACAGAAGGATAACACCCTTGTCGGAAAGGATATTAAGCGTCGCCTTGGGCGCGCTGATTGGTGCGGTATTGACCGCTTTTGCCATTGATATGGTTCATAGGGCGGATGCAGCTCCAGCCCAACCTGTCATAGTGCAACAATATTACGGCGAACCAACCGTAAATGTATCGCTCTCAATTAATGATTTGGAGCTTGATATAACTTCACCAGATTTTGATATTGTAACATTGAGTCAAGCAGACATGCATTGTCTGGCCCACGCTATATACTATGAAGCGCGTGGTGAAAGATATGTTGGCATGTTAGCAGTGGCTAATGTTATTATGAATAGGGTTTCAGACCCAGATTATCCGAAGTCCGTATGCGAAGTTACACGTCAAAGGACTCGAACCACATGTCAATTCGAATATTATTGCAAAGTAGGCAATAGAATCCCACGTCATGATGACCCTCAGTGGCAGATGGCAAATGATCTAGCATTTCAAGTCATGTCAGGCAATGTTCCAGACCTCACCGATGGTGCGACTCGCTTTCATGCCATATCAGGATCGGCTGGCCATACCAGAAATGCAATCAGAATAGGATCTCACCTTTTCTATAGGAAATAAAATGTCATTTTTTTATGATGAATGTCGTAATGAAGCAAGGCTTAGTGTAATAGCTGGGCCTTGCATATTTGAATCGAAAGAACATGCGCTTGATATGGCAGGTTCGTTAAAAGAAATATGTGCCTCACTTGATGTAAATTTTATCTACAAGACATCTTTCGATAAGGCTAATCGCACTAGCAGTCTATCTTATCGAGGTGTAGGATTTGATGAAGCCTATTATGGTATGAATGCGGTTAGAGAGGTTCTCGGTGTCGAAGTTCTTACCGATGTTCATGAAGCTTGGCAATGCGGATCTGTAGCAGCCGATATATTACAGATTCCCGCATTTTTATGTCGGCAGACTGATCTTCTTAAAGCTGCGGCCGAGACTGGTAAGCCTGTAAATGTGAAGAAAGGTCAGTTTCTGTCTCCGAAAGAGATGGTTAATATTGTCGCAAAGCTGGAATCATTTGGTTGCAATAAGGTAATGCAGACTGAGCGTGGCACGACATTTGGTTATAATAATCTTGTGGTTGACATGAGAAGCTTAGAGCTTATGCGTGCTAATACTCCTGCTAATTATCCTGTCATAATGGATTGCACTCATGCAGTGCAATCGCCAGGTGGATATGGCACATCCTCTGGTGGTGATCGTGACATGGTACCTGCGATTGCTTGTGCTGCCGTGGCTGTTGGTGTAGCTGGTGTGTTCATGGAAGTTCATCAGGATCCTGATAATGCTCCATGCGATGGTCCTAATATGCTTCACTTAGCCAAATTTCGCCCTGTACTTGAGAAGCTACTTGAGATAGACTATGTTGTGAAGAAAGGAGTTTGAATATGAAACTAGGTAAAATTTGGGGTGATACCGAAGATTTGTTCACCAGCCCTAATGTAGAAGTGCATCGCATCAATACAAAGGCAGGCTTTCGGTGTTCGCTTCATAGTCATCGACACCGTTGGAATGGATTCTATGTGATTAGTGGTATCATTGAAATCCATACGGAAAAGCAATATGGTTTGACAGATGTGACTGTGCTTCGGCCTGGCGATTTCACCGCGGTGCCACCAAATGAGGTGCATTGTTTTGTATGCACGCAAGATGCTCAGGCGCTTGAAATCTATTGGCCGCAGCATATGGAATCGGTTGATATCGTCCGCGAGGATGTTGGTGGTTTCGTCGCTGCATTAGCTGCTAAGACGGTTGATGATGCAGCCTGAGTTATCAATTATGTCTCAGGATAAATTCATTTCGACAATCGAACGTATCGTTATCGAAAAGAATATGTCATACCTAGATGCTATCATGCATGTATGCGAATCTGTTGGCATTGAAGTTGAGATGGTTCCACGTTTGATTACACCTCGCATCAAAAAGATATTGACAAGCGAGGCTAATGAATTGAATTTACTAAAACGTCGTGCTAATGAGCCAAGGTTGCCTATCTAATGAAGATTAAAGTTGAAAACATAGTCGATATGGTGCGACCGAAAACTGTAGTGCATGTAGGTGCATCTACTGGTTCTGAGGTTAGACACTATCTCGATTCTGGTGTAGAAACATTGCATCTAATCGAGCCTTTGCCTGATGTATGTGAACAGCTTGTTAATACATGGGGTCATCAACATCCGCGAATTATCTTCTGGCAATGTGCTTGTCTGGATAAAGAGGGTGAAGTTGAATTTCATGTTGCAGCAAATGAAGGTATGTCATCTAGCATATATGGCAAACCTAATCTTGATATGCATAACTGCGAATTTATTGATAAAATCACTGTACCTGCATGTCAACTTGATGATTTGGGTTATATCGCAAGCCTTGAAGTCGACTTGCTTGTGGTTGATGCACAAGGTAGCGAAGATCGAGTATTTGCTGGCGCTACAAAGACATTAGCCAATACAAAATATGTGTTTACCGAAGCTAGTAGAATTCCTTTGTATGAGGGGGCTTGCACTTTTCAAGATATTCGCACAATTTTGTCAGATAGATTCGATCTAGTTGAAACCTATTTCAATGAAAGAGGAACGGGAGACGCCCTGTTTAAATGGAAGGAATGAAAGCCTACCAAGAATATGTCGCGTTGAAGCTACACTTTACGCAAGATAGGTATGATTATTTCAAATATATGGGTAAGACACGTTCAATTAGCGAAAGTGCATTTGAAATCAGAAAAGATGTATTTCACTTTCGCAAACTGGAACGTAGATACAAAGATGATCTAACTAATTTTTATGTCGCAAACATGTCTAGAGGTAAAGGCATCAAGTGGGTTGGTGATTTGATCACACTAGAGGCCGAAAAAACTTATGTCGATTGGAAACGACATATGGAATCTATCTCTTATATGTTTAAACAAGATATGCAAATCATAGCTGATTCATGTCAGGATGTTAATAAAGCATGGCAGAGTAATGGTGAGCATCCTGAGGTGCTTCGCTTGCATCTTGGTGATAAAGTGAAGCTTGAGAGTTTGATATTGGCTGATAGAGTTTTGGGATTTCATCAAGCATGGGATGCGCGTATTCAAGATACAATCATCTGGCCTGATGTGTCTCGCAAGATGAAAAAATACGGACCCTTTGTTAAAGCCGATGCATCTATTTTGAAGAAAACCATGCGTCAAGTGTTTATTTCTTGACACAGGCTATTCGACATGATATAAGTAGATGTGTGGTCATGATCGAAGTGAAATACAAGACACACAAAACATACAAAACATACGGAGAATATACAAATGACTAATGACTTCGCTTCATTGAAGCGTTCTTCCACCAATAATCTGGATCGCCTTACTAAGGAGATCGGTAAGCTAGCAGGTGGCACCAATCAACGCGAATCCGATGACCGTTTTTGGCAACCCGAGGTTGACAAGGCTGGTAATGGTTATGCGGTGATTCGTTTTCTTCCTGCTGCCAAGGGTGAGGATCTTCCCTGGGTTCGTATTTGGTCGCATGGGTTTCAAGGCCCAGGTGGTTGGTATATCGAAAACTCTTTGACGACTCTTGGTCAGAAAGATCCAGTGGCTGAGCTAAACTCTAAGCTGTGGAATAGCGGTAGTGATAAGGACAAGGAAATCGCTCGTAAGCAAAAGCGACGCCTTTCTTATATTGCTAACATCTATGTTGTCAAGGATCCAGCGAATCCTCAAAATGAGGGTAAGGTCAAGCTATTCAAGTTTGGTAAGAAGATTTTTGACAAGATCAATGAGATGATGACACCTCAGTTTGAGGATGAGAAGGCCGTCAATCCCTTCGATTTCTGGGCTGGTGCGAATTTCAAGCTGAAGATTCGCAACGTCGAGGGCTATCGTAATTATGACAAGTCAGAATTTGATCGTCCTGAACCTCTGTCTGATAATGATAGTGATCTTGAGAATATCTGGGCTTCGCAGCATAAGCTTCAAGCTTTTGTTGCACCTGATCAATTTAAGACTTATGAAGAATTGAAGGCGCGCCTTGAGCGCGTATTGAATGAGGCTGCTCCTCGTCGCGCATCAAATGATGAAGATGATGAACGTGAGGAACGGCCTGCATCACGCGCTTCAGCTGAGCCTAAGACTCGGAGTACTCTTGTAGAAACTCTTCCTAAGGCAGCTAGCGCCGGTGCTGGTGCTTCGGCCCGTCCACCGTGGGAAGGTGATGATATCAGCTTGTTTGAACGACTGGCTGAGGAAGACTAATATTACCTATATGCATTCCTGTGGCGGGCTCTGTCTAACATTCCGCCTCGCCCCTGACGTGTACTGTTAAATGCTGCGGCCGCAGCCGCTTCATGAAACATAGGATCAGGATTAGTGGTTTGTATATCTCCAGGTGGAATTGGATCGCTTGACGGTGGTTCTCTTCCACTTGGAGTTTGTCTTTGTATAGGCTGCACTATGGGTGGTAAAATTGTGACGCCTAAATTTCTACCTCGTCCAGTCAATCCAACGGTATCTCCGCCAGATTGTAATTGCTGCACAAGTTCTTCTATTTTGTCCGAAGATAAAGGTTCTACAATTCTATTACGTAGTTCTTGTGCTTGTCGCTCGGTTATTCTACCTTCTGCAACTGCTCTTTCAGTTTGATTAACGTTTTCCTCGGTAGAGATAACTCTTTCGCGACTTTCTTGTCTTAAAGATGCTAATCTTCGTGATAGCTCTGTTGCCATGTTGGCGCCAATTTGTGCACCTTGGGCCATCTGTTGAAAATAATCATCAGGAGATTCTGTTTCATCAAGATATGCTCTGAAAAGTGCTCGTGCTATCTCAGGGCCATATGCTTCACCTAATATTCCACCTGCAATACCACCAACTATTGTACCAACTGGTCCAAGTAAAGTTCCTATAGCACCACCAGCGGCAGCTCCAGCCATTCCTCCTAGAGCACCGCCGACCAGATTTATCATCTGTTCCTTAAATTCTTCCTCACTAAGTTGACCTTCATTTCTTTCTCTTATTAGTCGATATGCATCTATACCTGAAGGTATTACATTAAATATCGCACTTAAAGCTCCAGCACGTATCATTCTGCGCGGAAGAGCATTTCGTGCTCGTTCTGGTGTTCCAGCAGGTTGTGCTTGAGGTGGTGTTTGTGTTGTAGGTGGTGTTTGTGGTCGTGTTGGTTGTCCTGGTGTTTGAGGAGTATTACCCGTTTGAGGAACACTGCTTGGGGCAGGCGCGGGTCTTGTTCCACCACCGCCGCCTGAAGGTGCAGTGCTAGGTCTATTGCTTGGTCCTTGGCCACCAGGTGTACTTGGGGGTCTCGTATTAGGAGCTGGTCTAGGAGGCGCGGTAGGCCTATTTCTCAATGCTAATCCTGCTGCTGCCAAACTCAATAAACCTGCACCTACTGTTGCAATTATTGTACCATATTGTTCTAAGGTATTAAAAAAATTTCTTACACCATCTATTACACCTGTAATAGTACCTTGAAGATTTTCAATCTGTTGAGGTGTCATGTTGCCTAAAACTGCTAAAGCAGCAAGTCCAGCAGCTGATCCAAATGCACCTAATAAATCCATTCCGGTAGCTCTGCGAGATGCAGAATTTAGGGTACTAGCTATTTTTTCAACTCTTTCTCTACGTTTTTCCCTACGTGCTTCTTGTTCTGCTCTTTCCTGATCGACTAGATTTTGGGTATCTCTCCTTTCTCCAGTCATAGATTTTTGAACTTCTATGAGGGCTTCTCTTGAGAAAGTAGCAACTTGTGAGATATAACGATATACATCAGACCTAAATGCATCAAATGTTTCTTGAGATACATAACCGCTCTGACCTTCACGACCTCTTGTAGGTGCACCTGCAGTTGTCACATTTTTTGCGCTAACCATTCTATAATTTTGAGCCATATCATGAAAACGAGATGTTTTCTCATTATAAACGATATTCGGTCCAAGCTGCTGGATGACGTCCGCTAAATTAGCCATCTTGTGACGTCTCCGTTACCGTTATGATTATAGGTTGTATAGCCATAGTTGGTTCTTGATTAGCTGTCGGAAGAGATGCTGCTGTTTGTGCAGCAGCCGCTGTTACCGGCGGTGGTGGTGAAGCTTGTGGTGATGCTGGAGCTGGTGATGCCTCTGGTGTAGTAGCGGTTTGTGGTGCATTTGCAGCCATTGAAGGTGATGCCGTTTGTCTTTCAGCATTCAACATTCTTAATGCATCTTGACGTTCTGAAACAAATCTTCGTTGAACAGAAGCTTGAACTTGTGGAGTAGAACTTCTAAATCGACTTGGGTCGGATCTTTCATCATAGACTTTTTGTATTATAGATTCATCAGATGCTCCGGGCCCGCCAGCCGCCTGTATAGCACGGGTAATTATATTGGTCGCTGCACCGTGTTGAATAGCTGTAGAATTTACAACTTCTTGTAATGCACGCGATCTTTGAGAGACATCTACACCTGTTTCTCGTAATACTTTTTGTGATAAAGGAATATAATGTGTATCGGTTATAAAATCTTTTTGTGTTTGATTAAATTTTTGATCTGAGCTAGCCAAATTTCTCCAAGCTTGTTTAAATTGTTCTGTACCAGCGGTTGCACCTTCATTTCCACCAGCAGCCATAAGAGTAGCTGCTGCATCAGGATGTTTAAGTTGTAGATATTGTAAAAATCTTGACATAGTACCAGTTCTGGTAGCTATTTGTGAAGAGCCATATGACCAACCACCAGTGGTATCAAATCCTATTGCTCCTGGATTTCCTCTTGATTCATATCTTGCAGCTAAAGATCCAAACCCTTCAGGTAACGGGCCACCACTAACACGCTCGCTACCACCTGTAATAGGACCTTCAGTTGTTTCGCCACCAGAAAATGTTCTCATGGCGGTAATTGATGCGGCCGCGGCCGTTGCTGCTGTAGCTAGAATCCTTAATCTAGGATTACGCATTATCATTGATATACCAGATAATAATGCTGTTGTCAATCTACCTAAAGGTCTTAATGCTAAAGAAAATACACCACGAATCATACCGATGACACGCATTATCATTCTTAACATGGTAGAAACTACAGTTATCGCACCTGCAATGATTCCTAATAATCCTCCTAATCCACCCCCACCTCTTTCTTGTGGTTCTGTAGTATCTTGGACTTCAGGTTTTATTCTATCAGGCTCTCCTGCTTCACGTCGATCTTCATCTGCTGCTCGACGCATTCTACCTATGATTGATCTCTGCTTGTCATCTTCTTCATTTATACCCCTAATACTTCTTACTATGTTTCTTAGGGTTACTGTAGCTTGTGAGATAGGCGATGCTAACGGTCCTGCGGCCCTTCTCATATTACCTGATTGCATTGGAGAACCTGCTACCGCAGTCATTATAGATGCAGCACCTACCGTCTGGTTTTGTCCAGACATATATTTCTGCATTGCGGTTAGCAGGCTAGCCATTAGCTATTTTCCCTTTTAGCCTTTTCTGTCTCAATATAATCTAATAGCATTTTAACATATATGTCCCTCTCCCAAGGTATCATATCTTCTATCTCCGTCAAACTGTATTTGTGATGTTGCATGAGAGAGAAGTTTAAAGAATAATAACTACCCAATGTTGTATGAGAGAGGGTCATCAAAAAAAATCAGCAAGTCCCTTCAATGTAATGGTATCTTCTTGGCCACACCCAACACATTTGTATGTCACTGTATGCTGTAACTTAGGCATTGTCTCAAAAAAATTCATGATATCAGTAAATTGCTTGTTACTAAGTGATCCTATAAATTCTTTAGTTTCTTCTTCACTATCTGGTTCATAAATTTCATTATCATCATAAACACATTCAATACATTTTACAACTAGATCAATTTCATCTTTTTTCTGATCACTAAACGTTGTTTTGATATCAGATAATGTTGGATAACGCATCTTTATCATAAGTTTGTCATTTAAGGGTATGACTGTTTTATGGGTCTCATTAAAAGCAACTTCAATATCATCTAAATTGATTTCGACATTGGTTACAGCATCACAACTTTCGCCTTTATAATTTACACCATCAACATGACGATAACTTAGTGTTACTTTTTCACCAACAGATTTTGCTCTAATTTTTAAAAATAGATATTCAATATCAAATGAAGGTAATTTGTTTATATCAATTCCTTCTGTGACTATACAACTTGCTATGATATCAATCATGGCCCGTTGCATATGATCTGTATCTTTTGATTCCATTGCAATTAAGAGAGCTTTTTCCTCTCTAACCATAAATGGTCTAAAGATTACTTCTTTTTTATTTGAAGGTAGATTTATGGAAAATGTAGGTATTGCAATTTTAGGTAATGCCATGATATCCTCTCAAATTATAAGCCAAATGTTGACCCACCAAGGGCCCCACGTTGCGCTGATGCTGTATTTCTATAAGCATATCCAGTCTGTTGAACAAGGCCTCTTACACCACCCGCCAAACCTTCATTACGAAATAAAGATATAAGAGGTGAATATCTATCAAGAGCACCCGCTGCTCCACGTAATAGAGATTCTAGACCATAAAGATTTTCAAATGGCAATGCATCTGGATGTTTTTCTGTAGTTATGAAGAATCTCATTTGCACATTTAATTTTGCACCACCATCTGCACCCCAGTCCAGATCAACATCATTTACGGCAAGAGGATATGCCTCTTCGAGTTTTATTCGATACTGTGGAAATACAATACGATCATTTGGTGCATTGAATATATTTCTATTAAGAGGATTGAAAGCATCAATGACATCATTAATCAATGATTGCACATCACCTCTAATCAATGAAGTTCCTATTTCAAGTGCAGATGGGTTTTGATATCGAGGGGATTCGGCAAATTGCATTATATCAACCGAACCTATAAATTCATCATAATATGTCGAATCAAATCCACCTATTTTTGGTGCTTTACCGCCACCTCTACGATAACTAGCTAAACCACCTGCTGAAATTGCTAGGTCTTGCCAAGCCATAAAGATTTCGCGCTCTATCATATTTTCGCTTAATGCGACCGTTAGTGTCATAGGCTGATAGCTAAATGCATATGGTATTAGTCTCTCGGGCCCATGATATCTTTGCACTATTGTATCTAATGTACGAGCAGGTAATGAGGCCTTTTCAATACGCAAAGGTAGAAACGAAGTCTCAAAAAAACCACTCAATCTTCGTGGTAAAGTTATCATTACAGAGAAGTAATTAGGTTTACCTATACCTCTCTTATTGACTTCAGCCGAAAATTCGGAAACATTAAATCTACGGTTTGCCATTACTGTATCCTTGAATAGCTATCGCGATGCACTTGGCTTATACTTGCTCCAGTAAATCTTTCTAGAGGCATAAACAGTGCGATATCCCAAGATATTGGGTCTATACGAAAATATTTTGTGCGTACATGTGAAAAAAGATATTGCTTCAAGCACGGTTTATAAAACCTATAACGACTTACAGAGCTTAATAGCTTATATGATACCTGAAGATGAGTGCGTTCATCATAATTGTCATCGCTTATGACAGTATAAAGCGCATCCATCAATCGAGCCCTAAGTCTCAATGGAAGATAATGCATATTGAGACCCATAAAACCTTGAGTCGATGATGTTCCAGCAGCACGGCCACCAAGTCTTGTAGAATCAAAAGGAATCACTAGGGGATATCTGTCATAATATGGAAGCTTGTCTTTTGTCTTTGGGTCATATGCAAACAAATACATTTGACCAATCATAGGAACGGATGTCATCGCGCTACGATCATTAGCCATAAGTGCATTTGGGCTCATCGCTACTTTGCTAGCCTGAACGCGAAACCAATTGCGAGCCTGCTGGGTCTTATTTGGTAGCAGACCCTGCTTTTCCCCTTGGGACAGCAGATTATCGAAAACATATGCTACCATTACTTTATACCCAATTCCTTTTCTGTGATTATAACAAACTCCCAGTTTCTATCAGCACAAAATTCGCGAGCAGCTTTCCACTTTGCGCTATTTATCCCATACCTGGCAACCTCGGTCAAATACTTTGCGGATGGCCTTCTCTTTCCGTCATGAGGTGCTGGTGCAATGGTCTGCGCGGCAGGTTTCACTTCTATCATTTTGATAGTTATTTTTCCTGCTTTATCAATCATCTTAACAACAAAATCAGGAAAATATCTGTGCATTTTTCCATCTATAGGTGATCTATATGGCACTATGACTTCTTCAGAACCCCATTCAATTACATTTGGGTTTTTATCAAATTCGACCATGATTCTACGTTCCCATAGCGAACGAAATATGACGTTCGATGGGTCTCCACGATATTTCTTAGGATTTATGGGTTGATATTTGCCTTTGTATGCCACCTCTTATGTATGGTATAAATAAACAGAAATTAATTTTTAGGATACGCATAGATGAACGAGTTTTCAGCTTTAGAAGCTAGCACAGGTCAAGCTGCTAGGACGCTTGAAAATCGGAGACTGGATAATCTACGGCAAGGGCTTACTGGAGAAGGATTTGGTAGAAACCTTCGAGCGGCTAGCTATTTTTTTCCTGAAAATTATAATAACATATATCATTACATTATCTTTAGAGCATTAAAATTTGAGAATGTTACTCGTACTTCAACTATTCGCAGTGATGAACTCATTCGATCAAATCGAAGATCATCCACTAGTCGTGTTCTAACAACAATTACGCTACCTATGCCCGATCAACTTCAAACGGGATATAGAGCAAATTATACAGATCCTGAATTATCTTCTCTTGGTGAAGTACTTGCTACGGGATCATCAAATATAAATTCAGAACAGACATCAAATGCATATCAATCGGGTGGACTTGCGGCCGCGGTCGCGGCGTTAGCTCAGCAAGTTGGTGGTGGCGCGGCCGCTGGCGCGGCCGCCGCCGATGTTGCTGGTAGACTTGGAGGTCGAGCTACATCATTGACTGCAGGCGCTGCCAATAATTTTGGTACAGCTCGCAATGCACAAAAGGTTTTGCTATTTTCTGGATTGGATTTTAGAGAACATCGTTTTTCATTTAAGCTTACTCCTAGAAATAGAAAAGAAGCTGATATGATACAAAAAATAATAACTGCATTCAAAACACATATGTTACCAAAATATGGTTTGGGTAGTACTATTAATGGAGCATCGCAAGCTATAGGTAATCAAGTTGGTGCATCCCCAGAGCAAGTGCAAAATTTTACTAGTCAAGCAGCATCTCGCGCATTTTTTGAATATCCTGATGTATTTCAAATTAGTTTTAATAATGAAAAAAGATTGTTTACTATAGGCGAATCAGTATTGCAATCTTTTGATATAGATTATCATCCACAAAATTATCCTGCATATGTTAGATCATTATCATCACCGGGTGATGCTGCCCCTGCATCAATAACTATAAACATGTCATTTAAAGAAACTGATGTTGTCACCAGAGAGCAAGTCACCGAGAATTTTAGATGAGTCAATATTTTTCAAATTTTCCAAATTTATCATATTCTCTACCTGGTTTGCCAAATGCAACCTTTGCTACAGATGTCACTAAAAGATTTATCTTACGTGATTTCTATCGCAGAAGCATGTTGGATTTTTATAGGTATGATGTGATTGAAGGTGAGCGACCGGACAATGTAGCATATAATTTTTATGGCGAATCTGATTTAGATTGGCTTATATTACTACCAAATGAAATGATCGATCCTTATTATGAATGGCCTAGAACACAATATGATTTAAATGAATTTATGAGAAAGAAATATGGTAGTGTATCAAATGCTCAAGCCACAACACATCATTATGAACAGATAATACAAAACAGCTCATCATTGCAAGATGAAGATGGAAATACTATAACCATACCTGAAAGAACTTTGATAGTCGATCAAACAACATACACATCTCTATCACCCTCTAGCCGTAAATTAATTACTGCTTATGATTATGAATTATCTAGAAATGATAAAAATAGAACAATTTCTGTGATTAAATCGATATATGTTCCTTCAATAGTCGAAGCATTTAGGAATTTATATTTCTAATGTCAACACCTGAACAGAGATCTGGTACTGGTCTCATACATGGTATATCAATAAAATCTACATCAACTGATCGAACGGTTTCTGTATCCGATCTTGCAGCAGAGATAAGTTATTATGAGGACATTCAGATGCCTTCGGTATCAATGACTGTCTCTATGGCTGATGGTATTGGTCTTAGAACTACTTTACCTATTATTGGTGGTGAGGTTATATCAGTTTCACTCTCTGATTCTGAGAGAGGATCAAAGCGTATTAATTCTACTATGGAAATCTATAAGATGTCAAATAAGACAAGGATTCGTCAAAATCTTGACGGATATGACTTGTATGCGACATCAAAAGAAATGTTACGAGATCAATATACGATCATAGCCAATGCACAAGAATCTTTAAATGTTGGAAATATGGTAAACAAGATATTCAATGATCATATTGCTCCCATATCAGGTAAGAAATTAGTTACACTTGAGCCTACTGACGGACCATTTGATACAACATTCACAAGGGTTAGCCCATTTACCGCGATAAATTATTTGGCAGATGAGGCCAAAGCGGCCGATACTAAAAGCACATCCAATTATTTTTTCTTTGAAAATGCTAGAGGTTATCATTTCGCATCTTTTCAATATTTAATGAAACAGCAAGTTAAAAAAACATTTTATTTTCTAGAAGATATTTTATCAGGTGATAAAGCATTTGAACGTAATCGTATAGTTTCGATACAAGAAGATGTTGGGTTTGATCTTCTTAATGGTGTGTCATCAGGTCAATATGGTACTCAAGTTTTATCATTAGATCCAGTATCTAAAAGATTTAGAACTTCAAATTATCTAAGTGATAGAGATTTTTCTAAGTATTCTCACTCAGGACAATATGGAACTTTAGCACCTAATACATCAAAGACATTTGGTTCTTCAATTTCGCGTGAGAAATTTGTGGTATCAAATTCATATAGAGGGACTATTCCGTTTATAACTGAAAGAGATGGCGATTCACAAAATGTTTTTCGTAGGCGACAAGAATTTTTGGGTGCAGAGACTGCAAATAAATCAGAACTTCTATCACATGTAACTAAGATACTTGTACATGGTGATAGTAATCTATGTGTCGGTGATACTATACAAATTACTATACCTCAATCAGGTGAGAGTCGAATTAGTCGTAGACAAAATGATGGCCTTGGTGGTGGTAAATATTTGATAACGGCTCTAGCGCATCGTTTTGGACCTAGAGGTTTAAGATACGGCACCGCGATAGAATGTGTTAAAGATTCTTTTTCTCAGCCGGTTGATGGGAGATAGACATAATGCCTGTGCGTGATGAAGAGTGGTTAGGAACCGATGGATTTACATGGTTTGTAGGTATAGTTGAAGATCGTAATGATCCTCTAAAAGTGGGAAGAGTCAGAGTCAGATGTTTTGGATGGCATACATCCGATTCTACTGAATTGTCTAAAGATGCGCTACCGTGGGCGCAAGTCATGATGCCCGCAACATCAGCCTCAACTAGTGGCATTGGTAGTTCTCCAACAGGTTTGGCCGAAGGTTCTTGGGTAGTTGGATTTTTCATGGATGGCCGCCGGGCACAAATGCCCATGATTATGGGTACTTTTCATGGTGTTGCAGGTGATGCTGCAAATTCAGATGAAGGTTTTAATGATCCAAATGGTACATATCCATTAGCACAAGGAACTCCTGATACTTCTGGTTTAGCTGTTGGTGGTAGTAATTATTTAAATCACCCAAATACGCAAGATAGATTAGATACAAGAATAAGTGGTGTTCCTGAAGCAGCCATTCGTAAAGCTTCATCCGTCACCTATGATGACGCCGAGCCTGTTTATGATACACCTACCTGGGATCAACCAGAAATTCATGCATCATCAACACCTCCGTTATATCCTTTTAATCATGTAAGAACTACAGAATCTGGACATGTATTTGAAATCGATGATACTGACGGAGCTAGACGCATACACGAATTTCATGCATCCGGCACAAATAGAGAGATTATGGATGATGGTACTCGAGTTACTAGAGTCGTAGGTGATGATTTTGAAATATTTGTAAAAGATAAAAAAGTCATGATATTTGGCTCATGTAGTGTTACAATAGCAGGTGATGCACGAGTTCGTGTCGATGGTGATTTAATAGAGGAAGTGCAAGGAGATTACCATCTATATGTTAAAGGGAATATGATTTCTAAGATAGAGGGCAATCGTAGCAGCGAGATACTTGGTTCTGAAATCACACAAATTAATACAGATGATTCCAGATCAGTAGGTGGAACAAGAGTAAGAAACGTGGGTTCATCCGTAACAGAAAATTATGGTACTACCCATCAAAAAACTGTTGGTGGTGATGTTACAGAAATTATTAATGGTGATTCCATGACAATGTCTTCAGGTAAGATGACTCAGCTTGCTACCACAAGCATGAATATCGGTTCAGGTACATCGATGTCAATAGCA